TTGTATATCTCTACTGCTATGTATTCCTACAACACCAATACTGGTATCAATTCGTGGATCGCGAATAGCTTGTGGATCATCAACTGGAAATTCACCTAACATTAATTGCGGTTGACTTGGATTCCAACACTCAGGACAAGCCTTTATATTCGCTATTTTACCCTTAACAACTAAATCACGTAATTCACGTAACTTATACTCAAACCCACATACGTCACAAAGTGCGAGCGCTTTATGTGCAGATGCGAATCTATTACTCATCTTTACACCCTACCTACTCTAGGTACGAATCGCGCGGAAGTTTTCTCTCTGTCTTCTCCGGCAGCGAGTTCAAATTGCTCTTCGTAAGCTTGTTTAAGCATCGGGATGCGATCAACAAACTCTGGAATTTTCATGGCGATGTAATACGCTAATCCTGCAACAAGCACAGGAAAGAATCGGAAGTTCATGTCAGAAGTTTCTATACCTTTCCCCGCATCCTCAATACGGCGCATACGCCAATAATAGAGAACGTAAGTATCATTATTAGGTACAGGCCAAACATTAACTTGAGGGGCATCTCTTAGACGTTCTATATAAATTTGTATTGGTCTACCACGTGATAACTTGTTTGGTATAGCTGCGTAGGTGCTAACACTTATACGACTCGCAGTAAGATCAGACTGTGTAGCTTGATTACCTGAACCCGTACGAATTTGATGTTCTAAAAGATCTATTGTGTCTGCAGGGAGTGGATATCTAGAGACGCCTTCAGTTAAGGTAATAGTGCCATCCTCAATCGTCCACATGTTTATACCACGGTTCTGCCACTCAATAGTCATCAAGTTCATAGAACGCCTAGCAGTACGAAGGTCGTACCCAGAGCGCATTTCACGTCCCGCACGTTCCCACGCTTCCTCAGCGATCTCCGTGAAGTCCATATTAAATGCTGTAGTTCCCGATGTAGTCATATTATTACCTTAACGCATTTTAACAACTTTGCCACCACGAGCCATACCGTAGCCACGAATCTTACCACCCATGTTTTTCTTAACTGTACCGCCAGCCTTCATTTTCTTAACTTTACCGCCAGCCTTCATTTTACCTTTACCATCTGCAGCATAAAACGGAACTTTTTTACCGTCTTTACCTGTAACCATAGCTAGTCCACCATCTTTATAGGCTTTAACTTTACCACCAGCCATCATTTTTTTCTTAGGGGGTCTACCCATTGTGTTTCCGTATGTACCTTTACCTTGGGGCATATTTATTCCTTTACTATTTAACTTTATTTACTACTTCAGCAATTCCACTTCCGCAAGCTTTTATTGATCCTGCTGTTTGGATCATTAGCTGTCTTAGCGCTTGTGTTACGTTTCTTCATGCCTTTCATGCGAGCACAGAAGGATTTACGTCTATTTGCAGCTTTGGAGCCTTTTTTTAGTTTGCTTGGTTTGGTCGTTACCGCAGTTTTTAATTTACTACCGGGATTAGCTTTACGATAACTAGCAACGCCTTTTTTATTAAGCCCACCAGACTCACTCTTACCTTCTTTACGAGTCCAAGCGGCAGACTTTTTAACTCTACCCCCTGCCTTGTAATAATGCCTCATAGAAATATCCTATTTTATGCGTGATAAAACATCATAAGATCGACAGTGCCAACAATAAATGTAACATAACAACCATCTTTAAACAAAACACCTACATCTGGAATAAATGGATCATCTGCCGAATTATCTGTGCCAATTGTTCTGAATTGTATTAGTTCTGTACCTGTAGCACCACTATTTCTAATATTTGCTGCGCCCGCTGTTCCACCTGAAACAAAAGAAAACCCTTTTAGACGGGTGCGGACAGAGAAAATAACGCCTAATGCATTATTGTTAATACCTGCAGATACGTTACCTGCTGGATTTCCAACTGCTGTTATACTAGCAATAGTTTTAAAATAACCAGAACTTGTCGCTGTACCTGCGTTAGCTCCCGTAACATTCTCTGTAAGAGAAGCACCGTTTACGTCGGTTCCCACTACATTAAAAGATTTACTACTATCATTTCCTGCAGATAAAATTGTTACCTGTCTTCCAGAAGCGTTTGTAACACTTCCGCCAGAAGCTAGAGCACCGCCAATAACTAAAGCCGCGTTGTTTCCCACGGAAGTGGCTACCGAAATTCCGTCTGCGTCTAAAGCCACTTCATCGCTGATGATGACTGGGAGTATGTCTGATTCCATTTTAGTCTCCTATAAAATATAGGCGGGGGATTAACCCCGCCAAATTAATAACTAGGTTGCAAAAGCAAACGCACCAGTAGTACCGGCTCCAAGACTTTGGAAGTTATATGAAACGTTCCAAAGACCCGCTGTTGTACAAGTAAAGTAGATGTAAGAACCAATGCTGAACAAATTTGTTGCTGCGTTTGCAGGAGTGTACTTTAACAAAGTTTCCCCCGCAGTAGATGCGTCAAATGTAACTGCATTGCTTCCACGGCTCTCTATAATGCTGCCTGTTTCATAAGCATCACTACCAGCACAATCAAAACTCAAGAACGCTGTTCCGCCAGTGGTGTCTACGGATTGAGCATGTATAACAACAGTCCCTACCGTCGCAGCAGGAAGAGTAGTAATCTGTTGCGCTCCTCCAGTAAATGGGTTTACGTTAATTCCGGCAACATAAGTAATTGTAGCGCCAGTGGCTTTAGCCGTTACAGTAAGGCCACCTAAAGTGGGCATTCCGCCTGAAAACACAGACCCAGCTACCGTTAGGTTGCCGCCAATAGATGCATCGTTATTATAAGTGGAGTTAACAGTAACTGCGCCGGTGTTGGCAGTGACTGTAATATCTTGAAAACCGTTTTTTGAACGCACTGGTCCATTAAAAGTTGTATTAGCCATGTGAATCTCCTGTCGGGGCTATTGTCAGTTACACCATGTAACTGTCAGGAATTAATTTAGTGTATCATAGAAATAATAAAAGGGCAATACGGCAAAATAAATAAGGAACCGTATTGCCCTAATATATTATGCTCCGGGTGAACCAAAGATTCCTAGAGGATCAGAGACCCCGAAAGAATAACGTTCACGGGCTTTATAGCGACTATTGCCAGTATCGAAATCAGCATCCATAGATGTAGACATCGGAGTACGGACAAAATGCTTTAGACCATTAGGAACATCTGTCATTAAGAACCATGCGTTTGTATCCGTTAGGTAATGGTTAATAGTATAACCACCCGGTACAGAACCATTGTTCATAATAGCGTTGAGATCATTGTCTGCTGTACCTACACGACCTTCTGTTTCCAATAGGCGAGTTGCAACGAATTGCAGGGCCGGTGGAATCACAAGTTTCTTAGGTTGAGCAGCAATAAGTAGACCACGCTCATCAGTCCAACCAGCGATCTGAATAACAGCAGCTTCAAGAGAAGTTTCGTTAAGATCAGCCGCGACGGTAGGTTCGTTTGAGTTAGTGCCACCGCTTACTAACGGATGGGCAGTAGAGCAAAGCTCAACACCGTCGCCGTAAACTGTTCCACTAGAAAAGGCATTGTTTAGAATGTTAGCTGCCTTAACTTGCTTAGTGTACGCCATAGCGCGAGCCAGTGCTTTAGTGTAACGAGCAGACAGAGAGTCATAGAGGTTGTCCTCAATAGCTTCTTCTGTGATGCTGAAACCCATTGCCACTGTTTCGTGCACATAACGAGCACTATAAGCTTCCTGAGCATTGTCATATTCGATGGCAGAGCCCTCGCCTTTGACTGGTGCTGCAGAGAAACCTGATAGCTTAGTTTCTTCTTCAAATGAGCGATCTGAAGATTCTGATTCAAATATTTGAGCGTGCTCGTCGCCGTATTTTGCATATTCCAGACCGAACAATGCGTTCAGACCGGGTAACAGTTCTTTAAGTAACTGTGCGCGTGAAATAGCCATCTGTTATTCTCCTACGATGCCTGTACCAAATTGGTGGTACGGTGAGTTAATTTTTACCAACACATCAGTGTACGCGTCGCCTATAGCAGAACCGGGTTTAGTTACAAACCCAATGACTTTAAACGATTTAGTTGCGGTGGCAGTGGTAGCATCGAGCTGTATGTTTGATTTACCTGTAACAGTATCTACAGAAGTTGTAGCGTGTTGTGCACCTGTTAGAGGAGCGTTGTGTCCCAAGGCAGCTTGAGCAATTGCGCCGTCTGCTTGTACTTGGAAAGTAACACTTGGGTCAGTTATAACAAAAGCTGTAACGTTATCTGTGCCTGAAGGGTAGTACTGAGAGAATATCAATTGACCTTGAGCATTAATATACTCACAGCCAACAAACACACCTAAAGCACCAATGCTAGAACCGCCAAGATTGTTGGTTGTTGCATCTGCGCCAGTACCGGAGGCTAGTTGTACGTAACCTGCATTAATCTCAACAACCGAACCGTATCCGATATTCTGAGCAACTCCTGCAGGAGTAATTAAAAACGATTCTTGGGCACCCGCGTACGGCATACCGTCAGATCGTTTTACGGGAACAAACCCGTATCCTGAACTTGTAGTAGACATAATTTACATCCTATTTTAATTTAGTTTCCATTACCGAAAGTAACCTTCGTTTTCCGTTCATTGAACAGAGGCATACGAGGGTCATTTTCTCTCATAAGGTTGTTATCTACAGAACTCATTTGAGAACGTGTTTGCTCACCATAGTAAGCGGTACGCTCTTCAATTAACTCTGTTGGAGCCTTACAAAGCATTAAACCACCAATAACTACATTATCTTTGAAACGATCTTGCTCCACTGTGACTAGTGTAATTTCTGGATGATCTTCAGCCTTAACGGGCTCCCAACCTTCTCTTATTTTTGAGGATACATTTGTGGCATCTACTTGTCCTTGGGTGCTTACGCGAACCCAATGAAAATTGTAACCCGGCTCAGGATTTGGAGATGGTAAAACCTCCGGACGCGACCAAGCCTTTCTACGTGTAGCTTTTTCTCGAGTTTTTAAATCTCGATTTAATCTATTTTCAGCCATTTTGTTTCCTCATATCTATTGCAACCTGTTCGGCGTATTGTTGGGGAGTAAGTCCTAAGCGTTTAGCAATCGTAACTTGTGTAGTCGTCAACCTAATTTTCTTAGGAGATGTGCTCCGCGTTGCGGGGGCGACTACATTTGATCGTTTTTTCGGCTTCTCAACTTCCTCTTCTAAAAGCTGATCCTCAAAATTTTCGGGGAACAACTTGCGCATACGAGCATTAATTGTCTCGTAGTATTCATCACTCTTAGGATC